TTGAAAGTTATGATAAATGGTTTTTAGAAGACTCAAATGCTTATGATTATGACATTTCTGAGTCGGAAGTTGACAAATAATAGTATGGCTGCTAAACTATATACATCAGAGATTTTTATGCGTAAGCGCTATGTTATGGATAAAAAGACTCCTGAAGAAATTGCAAAGGAGTGTGGATGTACCGTGGAAACTGTTTATGTCTACCTTGCAAAATTTGGACTAAGGAAGTCTAAACGATGAAACTTCAACCAGTCTATGAAGACGTAAAAGATTTTAGTTGTCAAGACTTATATTTAAAATCAGTCGGTGCTCCATCTGGTCCTAGCATCTGGGCAACATGTCATTCTATTGCACACATGCTTATTGAAAAAAATATTGCTTACGGAGATTCTGCTTTAGATCCAGTTAGAATTTTTAGCAAGGCAGACCCAGCAGAACAACTTAGAGTTAGAATTGATGATAAGTTAAGTAGACTAATGAAAGGCACTGAGTACGTTGGAGATAACGACATTGATGATCTTATTGGATACTTGGTTTTGCTTAAAATAGCAAAGGAAAAAAATGTCAACTGAAAAAGATTTAGTAGATCATCTAGACCAAGTTAACACAGTTGTAACTGAATACTTAAAGGGTAATGATCCAACAGTTATTTCTAAAGAACTTGATATTCCACGTACTCGTGTTGTTCAATTAATTAACGAGTGGAAGGTTATGGCATCAGCAAATGATGCTATCCGTGCTCGTGCTAAAGAAGCATTAGTTGGAGCAGATACACACTATACAAAACTTATTACAAAGGCATATGAAGTTATTGATGAGTCAAGTCTAACAAATAACCTGAGTGCAAAAACAGCAGGTATTAAACTTGTTATGGATATTGAATCTAAAAGAATTGATATGTTGCAAAAGGCTGGTTTGCTTGAAAATAAAGAACTTGCAGAAGAAATGGTTGAGATTGAACGCAGGCAAGAAGTTCTTGTTGGAATCCTTAGAGATATTGCATCATCGCATCCAGAAGTTCGTGACATTATTATGCAAAGACTTTCAGCAATTGCTAAAGAAGGCGAAGTGATTACCGTTGTCCACGATGTTCAATGATTTTTTTGAAGTTCTTAAAGAAAATCATTTTATTGAAAAGCCAGTTGATGCTAAAACATTTGTTGAGTCTCCAGACTATTTAGGACAACCACAACTTTCTAATATTCAATATGACATTGTTGAGGCAATGAGTCAAATCTATCGTAAAGAAGATTTGATAGAGATTATGGGCGAAGCAGAAGGCTCTGCCTATTTTGCAAAGTATACTAAAAATGAAATTATTCTTCAACTTGGCAAGGGTAGCGGTAAAGATTTCGTATCAACAGTAGCCTGTGCATATGTAGTATATAAACTTCTATGCCTTAAAGATCCAGCGTCATACTATGGAAAACCATCTGGAGATGCTATAGATATTATTAACGTTGCTATTAACGCACAACAGGCTAAGAACGTATTCTTTAAAGGTTTTAAAACAAAGATTGAAAAGTCACCATGGTTTGCTGGAAAATATAATCCAAAAGCAGACTCTGTTGAATTTGATAAAGCAATTACTGTTTACTCTGGACACTCAGAAAGAGAATCACATGAAGGTTTAAACTTATTTATGGCCGTTCTTGATGAAATTTCTGGTTTTGCATCTGAAGTTGGAACAGGTAATGAACAGGGCAAGACTGCAGAAAATATTTATAAAGCGTTTCGTGGTACCGTAGATTCTCGTTTCCCTGATCTTGGCAAAGTAGTTCTTCTTTCATTCCCTCGCTATCAAGGTGACTACATTTCTCAAAGATATGATTCTGTTATTGCAGATAAAGAAACAATAGAACGTAGACATAAATTTGTTATTAATGAAGAGTTGCCAGAAGGACCAGATAATGAGTTTGAAATTACTTGGGAAGAAGACCATATTCTTTCTTATAAAATTCCAAAAGTTTTAGCACTCAAACGTCCAACATGGGAAGTAAATCCAACACGTAAAATTGATGACTTTAAGATTGCGTTCTTAACAGATCTTGGTGATGCAATGATGCGCTTCCTATGTACACCAACATATTCGTCAGATGCATTCTTTAAACAAAAAGATAAGTTAATAAAATGTATGACACTAGCAAACCCTGTTGATAGTTTTAGAAGATTCTCAGAAAATTTTAAACCAGATCCAGATAAAGTTTATTACATCCACGCTGACCTTGCACAAAAACACGATAAGTGTGCGGTAGCAATTGCCCACGTAGATAAATGGGTAAATATTCAGGTAATTAAAGATTATGAACAAGTAGCCCCAATCGTAATAGTAGATGCAGTTGCATGGTGGGAACCAAAATCAGAAGGTCCAGTAAACCTATCTGAGGTAAAGCAATGGATTATTAATCTACGTAGACAAGGTTTTAATATTGGCATTGTGTCTTTTGACCGTTGGCAATCGTTTGATATTCAAAATGAATTAAAGGCAGTAGGAATAAGAACTGATACTGTTTCTGTTGCCAAAAAACATTATGAAGATCTTGCAATGATGATTTATGAAGAGCGTGTTGCAATACCTATGATTCCATTACTGTTAGAAGAAATGTCAGAATTAAAAATAATGAAGGGTAATCGTGTTGATCACCCTAGAAAAAAATCTAAAGACTTAGCAGATGCTGTATGTGGCGCTGTTTTTGGTGCTATCTCTCATACACCAAAGGATACTAATCTTGAGATTGATATTCATACCTGGTCTTCCTACACGACTTGCAGAGAAGCAGAGGGCTATGGTAGAATTGGATAACAAGGAAATGCCTGAAGATGTCAGGGACTTTCTTGATAGATTAAATATAATATAAACTAAACAAGGAGAAAGATGAATTCATTTAAGAAGATCGCACTTGTTACGGCTGCAGCAGTAGCAAGCACATTCTTTGTTGCAGTTCCACAGGCTCAAGCAGCAGTAACTAACGGATATGTACTATCCGATTCGTTGGCTGCAGGTGCTCGTGGAGTAACAGTATTGGCAGACACGACTAAGGCAGAGGCTGGAGTTAATGCAGTAGTTGCACTAACTACAAGCGATACCTTGGCTTCTACAGCAGACGATAACGTCTCTCTAGAAATTTCTGGTCCTGCAACATTTACTGATTACACAGCAGCAGGATCAAACCCTACAGGGGTAACACTTACCAATTTAGGTAAACTATTTACATTTACGGCTACAACCTCAACAGCGGTTACATTGCCAACAAATGTTAAGTTAACTGTTAACGGTGCAGGCACAGTTACAGTAACTCAAAAGAAGAAGGTTGGCTCAACCACTTCTACAGTTGATATCAAAACAATCTATGCTGGAACTATTGCAAAGACAAATATTCTTTCTGTAGCAAACAGTTTTGGACGTGTTCAAGATACTTCAACAGCAGGAACTCTTGCTTCTAACGCAGATGTTGCTGGTTCAACAACAGTTGTTAATGATGGAACAGGTTATGTAAACGTTCTTGCAAAAGACGCATATGACTCTACTCTTTCAACAAATGGTGTTTTACAGGCATCTGCTACAGGTGGAGCAGTTGTTGCATGGGACGGGGCTCCAAGCACTCAGGTTTCATTTGCTGCTAAGACTGGTGTAGGTGGAGTTCTCCACGTAAAGCAGGGTACTGCTAATGCAAACAAGCCAGTAGCAACAACAATTACAGTTTCATTTAATGGAACAGTATTAACAACTAAGTCAATTACATTTACTGGACAGGCTGCATCTATTGTGGTTTCTGGTGAAGACATTGCACAGGCTGGTGGAACACGTACAGGCACCTACGACTTTGTAGTCAAGGATGCTGCTGGTAATCAACTTGCTGGAGTTACTCCAACTGCTGATACCGCAAAGTATGATTCACAAGTTACCGCAGTTTCTGTAGGTGGAGCATCATCTGCTACCGCTGTACAAACTGGTGGTTGGACATGTGCTGCTACATCAGGATCAACAAAAGTACGCATTAAGCATACTCTTGCAGATCTTTCAGTCATCTACTCAAACGAGTTTGATGCACGTTGTGGTCAAGCAGTAAACAAGTACACAGCA